TATAGGGGGGGGGCTTTGCGGATCTTGTTCTTTACTCGTCTAATGATTGCTCATAGAGATTTCAAGAACATCTGTAAGAAAAGGATTTTATTGACTTTGATTTCTGGAGAATTCAGAAGTAAGCTTGCGTGGGAATTGCATGCTTGCAACTGAGTTACAAGGCCTTCTCTTATAGATAGAGAAAGGCAAAGGTTGCTTCGGATGCACGCAGGCACCAATAATGCAACCGACAAACTTTAATAAAGCTAGAGTAGTGATGCACGCAGGCACCAATAATGCAACCGACAAACTTTAATAAAGCTAAAGTAGTCATGTGCATGACAGCGCATTGCACCCAGACTTTTCTTCCTAGCGTACTGGTTGCTTGAGATGCACGCAGGCACTGACCGACAACCTTTAAGTAGTCATGTGCATGACAAAGCATTGCACCCAGACATTTTTATCAAACAATCGGACGGCTCCCCGGGGCTCAATCCATTTTTAAAGGAAATAAAGCTATGTGCATGACTCTGATTTGCACCTAGATTTGTACCATTATGGGTCACCATTTCCGAACCGAATCTTGTTTTAGTCGTCATTGCTTACGTTTGCCAGGTCAAAAATATCTTCGGTTCTAGCTGGGCTTGGAGAATCCGGTGGATCTGACTCTTCGTCTGGCCAATCCATGTTGAGCAGTAAAGAGTTGAGGCCCATGTTGATGTAGTATTCGTTGGCATACTGGTCCAAGAGGTCTTTCCATATCCAGAGGTGACATCTGTTTCGCTCACATTTGTAGAACCATCGTCCTGGATTTGTAGCAGTGTGACTTTGCAGAAGGGCAGCAAACATCCCTTGTTTTGTGATGGGATCTTGGCATGAGCATCGTAGCCTTGTTTCTTCGTCAAGAGTCAGAACGTTCACAGGATGTTCGTCCTTGAATCCTGCAATCCATCTTTCAGTTAGTAAGATAAAATGGTTTACCTTCTTGATGGCCACTTCCTTTGGATTTTTGAGGACTTCGAGAACTGCATCCACCAATTGTTCCTCAGCTGGATGGTGAATTTTGGTAACTAATACTTGTACCAATCTTGACAATGTGTCAGCAAGCACATTTTCCTTTCCATCAATGTGCTCAAACTTTACGTTGATACCAAGGCCTGTGATGTAATCTATAAGCATTAACCACCTTGTCCTCGATGGTTTGTGATCAGCTTGCTTCTTGTAGAATGCCACAATAGCCTGGCTATCCGTTCTGATGATCAGCTCTTTCTTATCCAGGTAGTATATTTTGAATTTTTCTAAGCTGTTTATTACGGCGTGGACTTCAGCGTCAATTGTACTCTTGATCGGATTGTAACTGCCGCTGGCGTAGGCACAGATTTTTTCATTCAGCCTTGTATCTGATGGCTTTGCCTTCCATTTGCAAATTCCTCCCCACCCTTCCATGCAACCGTCTGTTTCAAGTATAATTATTGCACTAGTGGGAGGGATTTCTAGATCGGGAAGTCTTTGTACCTGAGTTTTGATGTTTTGTACAATCTTCCAATCTTGACTATTCATTCTTCTCTCTCCGTTGCCAGAAGTTTTTGAATAGAGCGGTCCCAATGTTTTCCCGAGGTTAGGGATGTATGCCCTGGCATAATTAAGGACTCCCAACCATTTCCTTAATCCTTTAACTTCTTTCAGCTCCTCATCCCTTGTTTCAATGACCTTCTTGATGATGTGGGGCTGTAATTTGATTTTGGAGTTACCAATGGTTGCTCCAAGGAAGTCAATTTCCGGTGTGCCAATCTTCATTTTTGTTGGGCTGAGAACAAGCCCATTTGCTTTGCAAATTTCCAGGAACTTCTTAAGATGCTTCCTATGATCAGAAATGTTATCAGAAAAAATGAGTATATCGTCTATGTAGACTGCAATGAATTCCTCGGTTCCTCTGAAGCAATTATCCATCTTTCTCTGGAAGATGGCAGGTGCATTCTTTAAACCAAATGGCATAACAAGCCACTCGTACAGTCCGTCTATAGCCCAGAACGCCGTCCAAGGTATACTTTCAGGGTCCATGGCGACTTGGTGAAATCCTGATTTAAGATCAAATTTGCTATAGATTTTGGAATTGCCAATCCTACTAATGATGGTGTTGATACCTGGTAATGAGTATTGGTCTTTCTCCGTGTTATCATTGAGGCGCTTGTAGTTGAATACCAGCCTCTCCTTCCCTCTTTTCTCTTTTCCTGTAAGAGGGTCTATCTCCGTTCCCGACTGAACAATGATTGCAGTGGTTCTATGTTTACTTTCTGAGGGTCGAATCACTTTCAGCTCGAGTAGTTTGTCCACGTGCCTCTTCATTGATTCCTTCATAGCAGGGGTGACATGTTTCAGAGGTCTGTCCTCGATGATGAGGTCAGGGTTTTTGACCTCTATTCTGCATCTGACTTGATTTTTAGCCCAATGCTTCAGGGGTTCTTCCCCGATATATCCGAGGTCTTTGAGCTTCTGGATCTCAACTGGTGATATCAAGTCATTGTTAAACATCCCTCCTATGGGGTTGGCTGCACAGATGTCATAGTAGAGTGGCAGCTCTAATTCCAATTCTTCAATGTAAGAGATGTCATGAGTGATAGGGGGTGCCTGAGCTTGAGTAATCATTTTGTAGAAGGTTACTATCCCTTGTTCAATACGAATTCCTCCTTCCATTGCACGAATAAAGTTCATCCCTATGATAAAGTGAAGTCCTTCAGAGAGTTGTGGCATAACGTATGTTCTGGGGATCCTGAACCATTGATTGCCAATCCAGATTCTTCCTTCCTCTAGGATTTCTTGTACGTTTGTGATCCCATTTACTCCCTTTATGAAGGCGTTCATCATTGATGGTCTCCTGAAGTAGTTGTCAACTATCTGACCATCACAGACACATATGGCAGCTCCTGTGTCTAAGATCGCATTCATGGTGATCTTCTTTTCTTTTATCTCTATTGTAATTTTGATGTTGAGGAGATTATTTCTTTGCTTTCCTGTCAGAACCAGATGTTCCTCCACGTTGTTCACTAGTTCCACTGGCTTCTGAATTTCAGTGATGCTTCTCTTTAAGGCTAAAATCTCTTCCTTAAGAGCCTTCTTTTCCTCCTCATGAGCCTTATTTTCTTCTTCCTTTGCTGCCTTAAGGCTCTCAATCTCTTTCCTCATAGCTTGGATCTCTTTGAAAACCTGTATGTCCTGTATTTTTCTTTCTTCCTCCAGGTCTTTGAGCAAGCTATTTTCATTCTCAAGGAGTTCTAATTTTTGAGTATAAATCTGAGGGATTTCTTCAGTGCATACCTCTTTTTCTTTGCCTTTGTAGAACTTGATTTGCTCCTTGATGTCATTGAGTTCTTCCTTCAGTTCCATTTTTTCATCTTCAGCCTTTTTCCAGCTGTCCATGAATCTCTTTGCCATGTTCATCCAATCATCTTTTACGACCTTCTTTTGGACTGGAATAGGCGCTGCATCTTTGTAATAGTGGGGCTTGCACAATGAGCAGATAGTAATCTTGCAGGTTGAACAATCTGCCCTACTATCTTTCAAGGCCTGGTGCTTGCAGGCTCTACAGTATCCTGCCCTTTCTGAGCTAAATTCCCATTGGTGTAGGCATAGATATTCTTCCTTCGTGACTTTCATGGCTGCACGCCATTCTGATGTTGTAGGGACTAGGTAGTTTCTTTCCTCAATAGTTATCATAAAGACGTCATGGTCAACTACTCCGAAATCTTCATGTTTGAACTGGTAGTTATCTTCCCCTTCAGATACTGAATATATGTCTGAGACGTCAGATTCATCAAACCCTACTGAGATGACATCAATACCGTCCTCTAGCTCAAGTGATTGTAGGATCTGAACTCTGTGCATCAGCTTCTTGGGATTCGGGCATTCTGATGCGAAATGACCGATATCACCGCAAGCAAAGCACTTGCAGTCCTTCCTCTTCATTGTGAGATGCTTCTTTTTGTCGATTCTCACATGTGACTTATGGGGTTTTCCTTTGTACGAGGTGCTCTTTCGTACCCCATATCTTCTTCCATAGGATTTATCCTTGCCGTATAGCCCATGGACTGGTGTTCCCTTGCAGAAATCCAATCTCTTGAGTTGGTTCTGGAACACTGCTTCTTGGCATATCTCTTTCATATAGGCTCTGGTAAAAGTGATTCTTGCTGCTACCCCAATTGTATTGTTTGGGTATTTTTCTTTAAAGCTTTTCTCAACTCTGTCTCCCAATCCCTTTGGGAGTTTCGTAAAGAATTCTTTTGAGAGTTCTTCACTTGCCCAAGCTCTTCCGGATTTTGCTGATAGATGGAAGTAGTCATTGAGGTATCTGTATATTGCTGGTCCCGACATTTCTGTACATACCAGCTGCTTTAATGTCTTGTACGCGGCATCCTGGCTATTAGTGGTGCCGACTTGAGGATTTTCCAAAAAGAATATCATCCTGATCTGGTTCAGGATATTTTGCGTTCCGTTGGAGCCTAATGCGTTTGCACGCATTTCTTCATATTCAGTAGTGAACTTCATCCTCCAAGTGATGAACATCTTTTTTTCCGATTCCCCTAGTAAATTCTCAATGTATGTAAGCTTGTCTTGGGGATCATCGAAGATTTTGTCTGTCATATGTAGGAGGACAGAACTTTCCCATCGCTCGAATACTTTGGTGTCAAAGTCTTGTGGCATGATAAATACGGAGGCTTGTCTTGCATTAGCCATAGGTAAATTGAACCATTCCGAACTATTTTCCCATTTCCTTGGTCTTCTTGGGTATGGGAAATCAGATGTCCCAGCTCCAGTATAGCTGGTTCCTCCTGTCGCAGGTGCATATCCTGGACCTACTCCCTCCATATCAATATCTCCAGGGTTGTAGCTGCTGATTGCAGACTCATTGGTGGAGAGAACAAGATTATCAAGTTTCTGGAGTTGAGGATAGTCGTCTTCGAAGGTGAAAATGTTGTACTTACTTCTTGGGGTACTGGTTTCGGTCTCATTGTCCCCATTGTACTCTTCTTCCTCATCAGAGAGTCTCAAGTTGTCTAAGAATTCGATGATTGTGTCGTCTTCCTCTCCCACCCCGCTTTCTAGAGCAAATATTTGCTCAAAAGCTGCTAACTGAGGATAATCGAATTCATCATCATCTTCGAGGAATGTAATCATATTTACTTGGTGAATTTCTCCAAGTACTTCATCTTCATCATCATTGGTGGAGTATGTCGGTGGGGCTGATGATGTGCTTGCCTCATAGTCTCCAAAGCGGATGCTTCTGGAGGAGTCATAGTTGACTCTTGTGATCATCCTTGTTGGTTGCATAGGTACAACCACCTCTGAAGGCTTGATGTTCCATTCGCCTCCCTGGAATTTTTTGGTGCTGATTTTTGTGGCATTGAGGGCTTTTACACCCTTTGATTTTAGGAATTCTACCACATTTTGGATGTTGTACTGGAAGCCAACGTTAGGAACGTTGCTTAATCTGCAGCGACAGCTTCTGGTTACCAAGAGGTTGGACTCTCCTTGGAACCCATTGTATCCCTTGGTTAAGATGCTTATTTGTATATGCTGATAGAAATCCCGGATGGTCATCATGATGTCTGGGATTACATATATAAGCTGATGTCCTTGAGAAAGATCAGCTTCCATGGCGGCAATAATGGATCTATCTTCAGCATCTTCTTGCGTCCACCTGGTATCCCTGAAGACTACCAGGGCCATTGTTCCTGCGTAGGATCTGTGCATGATTTGGATACGGACTTGTAGTACTCCAAGGTGGATGTACTCAAATCCTGCTTCCAGTAACGCCTCATAGGATTCTTGAAGAATAAAGGACCTGTCTTGCTGTCCTTGTGTGACTAACATTCTTTCTTCCGTACGATTTCTGTAGACCCGGTTTGTTGGCTCACCGCGCTGGGTCATGTAAAGGACTTCAGCCGGTATGGTTCTTGCCCGATGAGCCAGTGAGCGCTCCAGCTCACTGTTGGGATCTACGATCATTGCAAGGGTATGCTCCCTTGGTTGTCGTCCAACAATTCTTCCGATGATGTTGCCAGTTTGTCTGGCAACCCTCTGAGCTTCATAGGCGGCTCTTGCAGCATTCCGGTAATCCCGGATCTGATCATCAACCAGGGGGGTCCCTGGTTCTGCAACCATAGTTCTGGTTGTGGAGCCCAGAACTCTTGGTCTTGACGCCATTTTTACAATCTTCTAAGGATTTTATACGGGTCCTCAAAGACTTTGATGGATCCTGAAGAAGTCTCCTTTTTGGGCTGACTCTTCTGAATTTCTTGGATGGCTTTGAGCTTGGCGTTGATAGTTTCAATTTCACTTGAAGGCGTGAGTTTTGATGGTCCTTTGCCTTCAATTATCTTGACCTTGTTGTGGACTTGGGTCAGCTCCTCAGATAACGTAGTGATGAGCTGATTCTGCTTGATCACTAGGAATAGTAGAGAATTTAGCTGCCTGGATAACGTTGCAGTGCTTATGGTGCCTTTATCAGTGAAACCGACACCCGAGTCTTCCCAGCCTGCTGAGGTGGAGGATAGTGCTTCTTGGTAAATAGCAGTTGCCTTGCTGCCTGCAAGGCTCATCCCAAGAGCCTTTGCTCGAAGTTATGAATGATAACCTTAAGAGCTTGCACCTCTTTTGTAAGTTCCTCAGTGAGGGCCTCTGTTTGTTTTTCAATAAACTTTGGCTGTTCTGAGATGCGAACAACCAGTTCCTCAACGTCCTCCTTGCTGAGAGGTTTTCTCCTTAAATAATCCTCACGAAGAGCCTGAAGCTCCTTCGTAAGAACGTCCTGCCTTTTAAGGATGTCTTTAAGATCCGAGCGTTGTGAACGTATAACTTTGGAGAGCTTGTGAACTTCTTGAAGTTGAAGCTCTTGTTTTTCCAGAAGCTTCCTGTTCTGGACTAGTAGTTCACGATTTTTGGATAAAGAATGTATAGCAACTTTGAAACCGAGGTCACTGCGGTAAGTGTTGATATGTAGATTAAAAGCAAGGTCTTTATTAGAGACCTTGTCAGCAGTTTCTAAATTAAGATAAGCAAGATCTGATATGGACTTCGCGTGTGAATTTTTATATTTTTCAAATTCCTGATCCCAATAGGAATCCAGAGTTAACAAAGGTTTTTTAAACCAAATTCTTGAGACAGATAGGAGTAGTCCTTTGGGATGCCATGCTCATAATAGATTGTAGCCAGTTCTAGAGGTAGCTCATGCATCTGTTTTTCTTTCAGACTTAAAAGGGTCTTCTAGTTTAGTCAACTATCATGTGATCGGAATCTTTCATTCTTGCACAACTCAAATTTTTTTGTGATCTAGTGAACACCATCAAATTGCTAATATTATAGTTTCAAGGAATACTTCACGAAGTTTTGAGGATACTAGAGTTTTAATAATACCGAATAAGAAACTCACACCAGGGTTCTCCAGCTTCTGCCCCTTGGGTCTTACATGCCAGGTAAGGTTCTGGTTCTTTTGCTCCAAGTCCGATAAACTAATACTCCCAACTCAAGTCATTTTTCTCCCTTTCACTATATATTAGGCATTTCTCAGATGGACATTATTTCAGTAAGACTTGGAAACGCAAGAAATCCTTTTTCCTTTCACAAGTAGTATCATAACATAGAATACTCTTCTTAGTCTTTCTGGAATCATTATGCAAGTCTACTTACACAGCTATTTTCTAAAAATGAAGCATAGCAGAGCCCTTAGGCTCCTATCTAAGGGAATTACCCCATAAAAGCCATAAAAACTTACAGAAAACTTAGCTCTGATACCA